TCCTGCAACTGTACCATAGGTAGTATCATAATCTTTATAACCGTTTATTCTTCTGTATCCACCAAATTGAGATATTTCCATATTTAACATACGAATGGCAGCACCAGGATTTTGGGTTGCCATTGTAAGAGCTTCTTCGTTAGTAAACAGTCCACCTCTTGATAGAACTGTTACATCTTTTAAGGCATCCACCATTATATATTACCATGTGGTACGTTTATTAATCTGCTAACTCTAGTGTCTCTAACGTCTGTAAATCTGTTAATTAATATTGTACGCATTCTATCTACACCATCTTCAAATCTTTGTCTAGCTATAGCAGATTGTTGAGCATTATCTCTAAACATATAACAGTGATATAATGCACCATCTATTACTACGTGTTTAAATGGATCAGGTACAGACATAGTATCTGTGGAGTTAGTCATGTCAGATGCGAATGCAAAGTAACTAAAGCTTACGCCATACGTAGCATCTGGTCTAGGAGTAAAGCCAACTTTATTATCTAATGTTCTATAAACATAGATAGGCTGATCAAAATCACTTGTGGTTGCTTCAGCATCTCTTTCATAAAATCTTCTTATAAATGTATCGTAGTCAATAAGTTTTAAATTACGTGCAGAATGATTATTGTCTGAGTCATAATCAATTCTAAATGAATCCCAATCTGCTATCTTGTAATCAGCAGGTAAAGAATATTCTTGTTGGCCTATAACGAGTGTTAAAGAACCAGCAGTAAAATTAAATGGGAACTCAAATTCTTTTTGTGATATCTCTTGGATTGATGAATTTATTGCGTCTTTTACTTGAGCGCGAAAACCTGTTGCTGTAGCAAAATCAGTCGAGGTTAACTCGACTTCGTTTAATCTACGTAAGGTATCATTAACTAATGTAAGAAAAGTAGTAGCCATATCATATCCAAAAACAAGATAAAGGGGTAGCCCAAGTTAATGAACTACCCCAAAATCAATTAGCCTATTGCATCCCTAGCAGCAGCTACAGGTTCTGCACCCTGTTCATTGAGATCAATAACAGTAGCATAAACCCTAATTCTGCCAGTAGTAGGTGCTGCACCAGCAAGTGTAACATCAATCGTATCAGTTGTTGAAAC